ACCGACTCGTAATCGTGGGCACCATCGACGAACGCAAATCCAAACGGACCGGAAAGATCCTCGTCAGGATTCGCAATGGTGACTTTGTTTGTGAGTCCATAGCGATCAATGTTCGCTCGGAACTTCTCCAGCGTGTCCTGTGGCTGCGGAGTGCATCGGCCGTCGAAGTAATCGACGGCCGTAACATGCTCCGCTGTGCGCGCCATGCAGATCGTGGAGCGGCCGCAATAGCTACCGATCTCCAGGACTCGCTTACCTGCTGCCAGTTCCGCGAGCTTGCGGCCCTCTTCCTCGGTCATCCAGCCTTCAACTTCATGAGGAAACGCATCTGGGACCGGGCTTCGATTGGTATGCTCGGCGTCAAAACTCTGCGTGCCCCATGGCTTCGTGTTGACAAAGTTCATCCGGCCTTCATGCTCGAGGCGGATCTTTCGAGTGGCACCGATCCGCAGGCCCAGCTCATGGAGCAAACGCGAGAAATACCAGTCTTCCGGCTCCGTCTGTGCCTGGTAGCAGTTGCGGGCCGTGTTGAAGACGATGCGGTCGTTGATCGTGAAATGCACCTTGCTCACCCAGGCCGGATCAAAACGACAGACCCAGCATCCGGTGTTGAGGAGCAGCGTCTCGCCGATGTCATCGCTTGTGAACGTCTCAGGCAGTGCGTAGACGTCGTACATCGAGAGACGGCACTTTGGGTGCCAGTTGTCTTTCGGGTCGTGCAGCGCCAAGCTGGTGACGCCACGCGGATCTTTGATCGGAGATACTACGCCAAGAACGTCCAGCCGCTTCTGCTCCAGCTCGTCGATCAGTTCGTCGAGCCAGAAATCTTGCGGCCCAATGTCGTCGTGCAGCATCGCGAAGTAATCGATCTGCACACCATTCCTGACCATGTTCAGCGCCGTGCACCACAACGCATTGAAGTTGCACGCCAAGAGCGAACCGTTTTGGTACTGGCAATGCAACTGGTCCATGTTGCGGCTGGCACGCCAGAAGCCGCGAGAAGCGGCTGCCGTCATGTTGCCGTAACCAGGCATTCCCAGGAAAACGCGTCGCGTCATTTCTTGCCCTTTGCGGCCAGCACTGGAGGCTTGGCCGGTTTCTGTTCTTCAACCTGCACAGGAACAGCAAGTCCCATTGCGACGAGCTGTTCCGCGATCTTGTCTTCCAGGTCGGCGGACTGGCCCTCTTTGACGAGCGGCCAGCCGCGACCAAGATTTCGCAGCATTGTTACGATCATTAGCTACCTGCACTGCGGACGCCGGCACGGTATTCCTGCAAGGCCACGCCGAAGTCCAGCACGCCTCGCATCTGGATGCCAAGCACGTTGAAATCGGCTTCAGCCGTTTCCACAGTCGGAGTGTCACGACCGTTGAGGAAGACCACCTCGATGGCGCTCAGGTCCGCAGGGTTGGCCAGCAGGTACCAGGCGGCCGTGCTGTAGCCGGTGTACGCGCTGTTTTCCATGTAGGGACTGGACTCCACATGGTAGCGGCCCTGGTACACGTTGGTCGCACCCTGGGCGTTGTCGCTGCCGGTGATGATGAGCTGCGAACCCATCCAGCGCGTCGCAGTGTTGCGGAGCGTCGGCGGAACCAGCATGATCGCCGGCATGATTCCCAGCGGCTTCGAGTCCGGGTCAGTCTGATTCATGAACTTGACTTCGGCCGCGTTGATGGCTGCGCCATCAGCAGTGCCGAGTGCCGAACCGCCGCCAGTCGAGACGTTGTTGTTGCCGGACTTGAAGAAGTCGCTGTTGTTGAGGAACACGGTCCAGAACTTGTCGTTCAAGGCCAGGGCTGCACCGCGACCAAGGCGAGCGGGAATGCCGGACAACGCGTCCAGATCGTCGTTGATGATCATGTTGCGGGTAACCTGCAACATAAGGCCATACGTGTTGGCCTGGTTGGTGTAGCCGGTCTCGCTAACCGTTCCATGCTTGATTTCCCCGGCAGGACCGACTTGCTTGTATTGCATGTCTCCGGTGATGCCGTACAGCGTAGTCGACTTAAAATCGCGAACTGCACGTTGAGTCGACACGCGACGCCACGTGGAGTCCACGGAATTGAATCCCTGATAGAGAAACTTGTTCGCCGTGCTCGCCAGGATGTTCGGCAAACTGATTGTCGAAAACCCGCCACTTGCACGAATCTCTCGCGACGGCAGTTGCCCGAACGCTGCTCGCTGCGTCTCCAGGGTGATCTCGCCGCTGCCGACCTTGTGGCCGTTCGCTTCGGCACCCATGCGAATCAACTGCTTCATGCCGATGCCGTTGCGGAACTCTTTTTCCGCAGCCTCAAGGATCTCCGGCTTGAACTTTGCTTCGATGTTCGGCAGCTTGCCGACCATGCAGATCGCAGCTTCGATGACTTGCTCGTTCACGGCAGATCGCTCCTTCGGTGCGTGCGGCGTTTTCTGCGTCGCAATGCCGGCCTTAATGAACTCCATACGGGTCTTCGCGGTACTCCAGCCCTGACTCAACGCTTGGGCGCTGATCTCGCTGATCTTGTCTTCCGACAGCTGGCCCTTTTCACGCTCCTGGGCGACGATCTCGGCGATCTCCTCCACCCGCTTCAGCTCGACCGCTTCGGCGTCCGGTGCAGAAGCGACAGGCGCTTTGGCTTCCACGGTCTTGCCGTAGAAATTCGCCGTCACCTGCTTAATCTGCTCTTCGCTCATCTTGTCGGCATCCAAGCCAATCGTGGCTACAAACTCTTTTACCTTCGGGTCCATCTTGCGTTCCTCCATTTGCGGTGCGGCGATCGCCGCGATCGTTGCGCTAGTCGCGTCGTCCGCACCATGCGAGACGAACGCAAAACCTTTGAGCGTCGACGCCTTGACCAGATAGGCAGGCCCGACGATTTCTTGCCCGTTCACAGTGGCAGACTGTCCATCCGCCAGTTCGACGATCTTGTCCGGCTTTGCTTCGATGCTAGCCTGCCAGACGAATCCCTGACTCGCTGAATCGACTACTTCTTTCGCAGACGGCGTTGCTGCCGACACGACACCGGACAGCCGGAGCTGGCCGTCGGCTTTGTTCTTTGCGGTCACGTGGCCGACACGTTTGCTGGACTCGTGGTCCAGGTTGGCGACGAGCGACCGGCCGAACTTCATCCCGTTAAGGTCGACAACCACCGGCAGGTCGAATCCCGCGACCATCATCGCGCCGCCTGTGTAGGCCACCACGTCGAACTTCGGCGGCCCTTTGGGCTGGCCGTCGGCTTCGATCTCCGCAGCGGTGATTTGGACGTCTGCTGCTTCGATCGCAATGATTCCGGCATGCTTAGCCATGATGGGCGACTCCGTTGCGCTTGGTGAATATTCCGTTGAGTGCCGCAGCGACTGCGGTGTCGGTCGGAGATGGAGACGTTGGCGAAGGCTGTGCAGGCTGCGAGGCGACCGGATAGATCACTTCCATCAGTCGCTTCCGCAGCTCGTCCGGCGTAACTCCGAAAGTCCGAGCCATCGACTCCACTTCGTCGTCGAAGTCCATCCCGGCGTCGGAGTACAAACGATGTAGGCCAATCTGACCGCTCTTGAGCTTCGTCTGGTTGGCGTTGGCTTCCGCTTCCACGTCTGCGACGCGATGCTTCGGCCAGTCCCAGAGATGGAGCTTGGCAGCAGCGGTGACTGCGGTCGGGTCGCCGCCCAGCCAGCCGAAAGTCGTGATTGCCAGGTCAAACCAGACATCAAACAGCGGATTGAGGACACGGGATGCACACTCGTGACGCTGAATGTCCAGCGAATCGTAATACGTGCCGTGATCGAGTCGACCGGAGGCGTAGTTGTAGTCGCTCGAATCAGCGGCAGCTTTGTTTCTTGGCATGTTCACCGAGCGGCCCATCTCGTTGATCAGCGTCTTGTGGAACGCTTCATGAGTCGCGGTTGGAAACTCGCCTGACGCCTGCCATGGTTCCCAGCCCATCGGCAGAAACGACATCAGGCCCTTTTCCACATCCATCGTCGTGAACGGTGCAACGGCGTCGGCTTCGTCCGGCGACATCGGTGTCTTCATCATCAGAGTCAGCAATGCGGCACGCTCGGCGGCCGACAGTGTCGCTTCACGCCATCGCCTTGCGGCCGCTCCGCTGTTCAGGCTCGACGCCATCTCAGGGATGCCGCGATGCTGACCAGGCCTTCGCATCCGATACCAGTGCAGCATGCGGTTTGCAGGAACACGCTCAACCTCAGTGCTCCAGACCATTGACCCGGCACCTGGGTGATACGGCAGCACGTCGTACCATTCCGGATTTCCGAACTGGTCGAACTTGATCCCGTCGATGTATCCGGACTGCGGCAGGCCGTAGGGTGTCTGGACCTGCTCCGCTTCGTACAGCTGGATGTCGAGCGGGATCGGGTGCCTGACCTTGGGATTCTGACGGACGACGCCAAACGCCTCTCCGTCTACGTGCTTGGCGTGTGCCATGCACCAAATCTTGCGTTGTATGTCGGTTGATTTGCACCACAGATCCCAGGTCAACTCCACGAGCTGATTAAATCCCTGGCTCGCTGTCTGCATACGCAGCTTCGGGCCAAGGCCGATCAAGTCGTTGGTAATGGTCTGTGCGATGCCATCGGCGTAGGCATTGTTCGCGACTTCATACCGCGACCGGCTGATCAGCGTGTGCCGGATCTCTCGCGAGTTTGCCGAATCGGCGTCCAGCTTGTCGGCGTTGGCCCAGTAGTTCTTAAACTCGTCGGTCGTTCGCGCCGCGTCGTAATACGCAGAGATTCCACGGCGAAGCGCTGCCGGTTGCTGCTTGCCAGCTTTCGAGCCAAACAGATTTTTGATGCGATCCAGAAAAGGCATCAACCAGCACCTGGGGGAATCGTCTTGATCATCCGCATGCCGCAGCGTGCGTTCGCACTCGCTAGGTCCTGCTGGATGATCTGTAGCAGCCGGTTAAGTTCCTCGACGCTGCGAGTCGTCACTGACTGACCGCCAACCGACACGGTCACGACGCCGTCAATCGCAAGCTGAATCAGCGCAGACTTGACGTTGTCGCGGTCGGTCGTGGTAAAGATGGCCATGTCCGCATTGGAAAGAAGCGGACAATCGACGCTCTAGTCCAAGTTTCCAGATCTGGAAAAGTCGTCGGTTTTTACCTCCCGCACCAGGCGTGCGGCTTCCTGGCGGGAAACGAACCGCTTGCCGCAGGACTCATTGCGGCAGACGACGTGGCGAATGATCGTCGTGGACAGCGATTTTGTGTGGTTCGCGAAAAGCGAACAGCCGCAATAGGGACACACGTCAGCCGGGCAACCAGCGATTTGCATGGGCATGGAGTTATTGGACCTCGAAGCTAAGTCTCTGGCACTGGGACGATCTTCGGGAGGCACCGGCGTCATCAAGTCACCTCCTCACGCGGCTTGCGAGTTCGCGGGCCGATGGCCTCGCCTTTGTCGGCTTCTTCTCCGGTTTCACCGTGGGCGGCAGTGCCGCTTGACGCTTCCTCGTCGACTCCATGTCGAGCCTGATCCCAAGGATCGAGGCCGCGACGTCCGCGTAATAGCTGGCGTCTAGGTAATGGTTCTGCGCATAGCCCGGCCTGGCCTTCCAGATGCGACGTAGGACGCCGCGATACATCTCCTCGACTTCCACCTCCGCCACGACGTGTCGAGCGTAGGCGTGGTGCGCCAGCTCGTCAAAGCTCATCCTGCGTTCGCCGCTGGCCGTACCGAATAGCCGCAGGCATCCGGCGTGCGGCGGATCGGTCATCCACCGATCATGTTCCCACGCCTTCCACTTGTCGGCGTTCGCGTGCACCACCCAGACGCGGCCGTCGAGCTTCATGTTCCAGCCGTCGCCAGGATGCTCTGTCGATGTTCGCTTTTGAAACTGCGTAAACGTCGACCTCCAGCATCCGTTGGATCGGCCGAACCCGAGCACCGGATAGATCCCTTTGCCAATCTCGGCACATGCCGCATAGACCGCGTCCATCCGGTAGCGGGCATCCACGAGCGTCAGGTCGACCGGCAGGAGCTCGCCGTCGGGCTTCGTGTACTCGCTCGCCTTGGTCGCTTCGATCCTCTCCAGGATCGCACGACGCAGCGCCACGTCGACGCCATCGTCTGATGCGTACCGAACGCCATGCGACTCGTGGAACCCGTAATCGATGACGTAGCTCGTCGCATTCGGCTCCCAGGCCCGCACGACCCAGTGCAAACCGGTCTTCTTGCAGTCGATGCCCTGGGTGATCTTCACGCAGGTCGGAGGAATCACGCCTCGAGCAAATCCGGACAGCTGGCGCTGGACACGCGATGCCGTAATCCCTGATTCCTGCGGACCGGCTTCCTCGGGCGGATCGTTGTCGAACTCCGTCGCGACCGCAGCTGCACCAACGCGAGCGACCTCGTTGTAGTACCGCTGCAGTGCCGACACTTCGTTCTGCGATCCATCAGGCAACTTCGATGCGTCGAACCGGTTGACGTTGGCGACAACCGCTCCGGCGTCCATGTCCTTGCGGTTGTCCAGGTAGAACTGGTGAGCGGTCCTGGCCCACTCGTCGCCGCTCTGCTGGTTGAGCCGCCGGAGCTGGACGTACTCATCCCAGAGATCCGCACGCTCTGGCGGCTTTATTAGGTATCGAAATCGCTTTCCACGCCAGGACGGCTTGGACTTGGCGTCGGTGAACTTGTAGCTGGCCGAGATCCGAGACTGCAAGGTTGTCAGCATCACGCGAGCGATTCCGCGTTGCTGGCCACCAAGACCGCCAATTCCCTTGTCGATTCGGTCCTCTAGCTTCGCCGCCTGCTCTTCAGACCTGGCCGTCTCTTCCGTATCCGGGTCGTCGATCACCGCGAGCTGCGGACGCTTTCCGCGCTTCTTGAGCCCACGCACCGCAGCGTCCAAGCCTCGCGTCGCAATGATTGAACTTGCTGACGGACTGCCAGGCACGTTAGGAAAGACAATCTCGTGACCGCACCAGCTGAACCGGCTTGAGTGCCGGAAGAACTCAGCACCGTTGTCGTGGCGCTTGCCGCTAACGGTCTGGTAGTGTGCGCGGTTTGGCGTGTTTTCCAGGGACGCAACCGGAACGCAGACTTCAGGGTAATACTCTCTCAACAGTTCGTTTTCGGCGATGTCTGACTTGATCGATTCCAGCGAGTTCTCAGCTGCCGAGCCGGTGGCCGCGAACAGCACCGAGAAATTAACGATGCCTTGAAGCGTGTATTTAAGAATCAAGCGTTCGACCAGCGTTGTCTTGCCTTCGCCGCGAGACGCTGCAATAGCCTGGTCGCCGCCATGCACGACAGCGCTGCGTATCGCCGCGATCATTTCCATTTGCTGCGGCG